GCTGATCCCATATCTGCAAGACTAGAATATATTGCGAGGTGATCAATATTTGTATCTGCACCTGCAATAGACCCAGTAATTTTACCAAATGATATATTTGCACCAATATTTAAACACGCAAGAGATAGAGCACCTAGAACAATATTTTTATTTGTCCAAAATTTCCATTCAATGTTACCAGTGGTAAATTTTTCTCTTGACTTATCAACTTCAATTTCTTCTATTACTACTCCTAATTTTTCACGTAATCCTGCATTAGTCTTGAGTAGAATATAAAATCCTGTAGAAATAATTACTGATGAAATAATTGTCCATGCCAAATCTTTTGTCCAAAACCAAACAGCCAAAGCACTAATCATAGAAACTATGCCTGTCCATTTTTCTGAATTGAACAAATCTATTGATACATTTGCAAGCATCAAACCAACTCCGCACATCATAGATGTAACAACAATTGGACCGATAAACTGTACAAGTGCTTCGTTCATTCCAAGTAACGATGGAATCAACAATAATGCGGCGCCCCAAAATATGAGAGATAACCTCTCTTTCATATCTTTACCCAGAGTACCGGCTAATGTAATCGTTTCTGCTTGAAACGAAATGGTTGCTACTGATGCAAATGCTATTGATCCTAAAATACCAATAACAAATGCTATTGCAGTAGGAAACGCAGCAAATCCAAATGACAATGCTAAAATCCCCTGAGGAATACCATTAATCACAACCGCAATTGCTGTTAGAATACTTTCAAACAAGCCTTCCATATTATCCTTTCATTTACTATATTTTATGGCGGGGTTCTTCTCATCCATGAGGCGACCCCCTAATTTTATATTATTGTGTAGGGAATTTATTAGCAACACCTTTCACAAAATATTGCATTGTTTCCAATTCTGATCTTTTTAAAACGCCGGCTGGAATTGTTGAACCGTCTTGTTTAGTAATCCCTTGTGAAAAAGGATACCATTCATCTAAGTCATCATTAATCCAATTCATCTTAATTGTTTCAACTTTATTGACAACAGTACCGGGAACATTTTTACCCCATGGGGATAAGCCGACACAATTCTCTTTTAAACCCCAATTCCATCTTTGGTTCATTTTGAGTTTGCCGTCTGCAAGTTGGTCAACAATATGTTTGTAAAGAACATTCCAGTTGAACATCATTCCTGTGATATATCTATCTGGACCATTACTTCCCATAGGAGCATCATTACCCATACTCCAAATTTCTTTACCGTCTTTTGCCCATGCTCGTTGCGCAAGAGAAACTACACTAGGCGAATCAGTTGTTGTAAAAAGAATATCATTATCTGATTCTAAAAGTGCTTTGGCCGCATCCATATCTTTAGGTGGATCAAACCATGAGTTAATCCATACAATATTAACTTCGATGTTTGGATTTACTGTTTGCGCTCCAATGGTTAGAGCATTAATATTACGAATAATTTCAGGTATTGGATGTGAACCAACTACACCAATCTTATTTGTTTTTGTCAACATCCCAGCTGCAATTCCCGTAAGATATCGTGCTTGAAATGAGTGACAAACGTAGTTGTCCATATTTGTATCATTACCTTTATAACCTGTGGCATGCATGAAAATTGTACCTTGATCGGCTTTTGCGGCTTTTACCATGCCGTCCATATAACCGAATGAGGTTGCAAAAACTATATCATGTTTTCTTCCAAGCTTGCGAAATACTTTTGTGGATTCTGCTTCTGGTACCATTTCTACCATTGAAACTTTATATCCATGTTTTGTTAAGGATTGAAATCCTTGATGATGACGCATGGACCAACCACCGTCATTTTTTGGTCCCACAAGAACATAACCAACCGAAGGTAATTTTTTACCAACTGTACTTAAACTAAAGACTGCGAATAATACAGTCATTGCCACTAAGGCAATTATTTTCTTCATATCTACTCCTTCCGAGAGTTTAATTATTATTCAAGCCGGACTAAGCATTACCATATACTTCATTTAATTGTCGATTGACTTTTACAAAAGTAGTACACTTTGGTAATGCTTTTAAAGTTCTTGCTCCGGCGTAAGTACAAGAACTTCGTAAACCTCCTAAAATTTCTTCTATAGTATTTTTAACAGGGCCTCTTTTTGGAGGTATAATTTTTTTACCTTCTGATGCCCTATAATGTTCTTTTTCTCCGAGATATTTTAATTGTGCTTCTTCTGAAGACATTCCGTAAAATTCTTTTCCAGCGCATTCGTTATGTCCTGCTAACATGCCACCTAACATCACAAAGTCTGCACCAGCACCAAAGCTCTTTGCTATGTCTCCGACCACTGTACATCCACCGTCTGTGATAATATGTCCGCCTAGTCCGTGAACCGCATCGGCACACTCTATCGTCGCTGAAAGTTGCGGATAACCTACACCAGTCATCTTCCGTGTAGTACACACACTCCCTGGCCCGATACCAATTTTCACAATATCTGCACCTGCAAGGATTATCTGCTCCGTGGCTTCTGGTGTGCATACATTTCCTGCTATGATTATTTTTTTCTGGGTGGCTTCGTGTTTTCGCATTAGTGAAACATATTCACAAAATCTTTCTGTATAACCATTTGCTACATCTAAGCAAATAAACGGGGAATCATCGTAATGTATATCATCTAAATTTTGATCTAATCCTATAGTTCGTATTAAATTATCTTTCGGTTCATATTTTTCAAATTTACATAATGCAACTAACATATCAAATTTTACAAAAGCTTCATGCATCTTATATGTTCCTGTATGGTCCATATTAGAGGCAACTATGGGAATACCTGTCCATGTGTGATTTGAATATCTAAAAGTAAAATGTCTGGAGAGCTCTGCGTCTTTTCGAGAGGTGAGTGTAGATCTTTTGGGGGAAATCAACACATCACTAAAATCTAATTTAGTGTCTTCAAGTATTCTCATTACTCCTTCCGAGTTTAAATTATATACATTTTAATTATATTCTATTTATCAATAATGACCGTCTTTAAAATATGTTTTATTGATTCTAGATAATTCTATTTTTACTTCATCTAATTCTTTTTGTACTTTTTCATATTGTTCTTTATAATAATCTCGTTCTTGTTCTATTTCTAAAAATTCCGATAAATGGTCTTCTTGTTGGTGTGCCATTTCTCTCCTAATCTCTTATTTCTCTTGATCCTCTACATTTTGCATCACATTCTGAATGATTATATAATATATCAAGATAGTCTTTAATAGAATGATCTAGACCATCTGTTTGTAAAACGTCCCCTTCTTCATGAGTTTCACTCCATGATAATGTATCAATATCTATTACCACCCCACTGTGAACGTAAGGATAAGGAGGCAGAAAAGGGACAGGGTCGCTCCTATCAACCACCCGCCAATGATTGGGTTCGTTAAAAGTAAATGTAGTGCTGACTTTTGGACTTCCGAAAGTGAATATTTGAACATTGTGTTTCCTTTTTCCATCTTCTCCGATTATTGAGTGTAACCACATTCCTATGATTTGTGCAACTGCACCACCTAAAGAATGTCCTGTTAAATAAACTGTATGGTCTAATTCATATTTTCTGGAGATATCCGTATGGATTAATTCGGCGGCATCCCTAAATCCTCTATGGAGCTTTGCTTCTAATCTTCTATCATTAAATGTTCTTATATCAATATCAGTTAATACATTCTTAGCATTTGCTGTTCCTCTAAAAATGATAATAGTTATTCCATCCTCTTGCATCACATAGTAAGAAAAATAATTATTTTTGGTACGAGATTGTTTTGAAATCATCCTATTCAAACCATAGAATTCTGGATCTTCAGGTGAAACTACACCATCCTCAAATATTTCGCTGTTTGTATAAATGAGTTTAGAATACTCGCCCATTTCAATAAGGGAATCTAACGTTACTGGTAATGTATTTACATCTCCACTTTTTCCTTCATCATATAAAAACCAATTCGTTATTGAACAACCGGCCAGACCATAAATTAATCCACTAAGAAGTAGTGTCATCCCTATTATGGTGTGTATCCAATTCTTCTTTTTTCTTCCAAGCAGTTGCACCTAGTATGGCTCCAAATGATAAGTGAAACATTGCTCCGGCCCCTAAAGTAAGGGGAACCCACCTAGTCACTTTACATTCCACGCCTGTAGGATATCTTTCCTTATCGTTGCAATGCTCTTCCATTTTAATATTCCATACCAAAGGAGCTATAAAAAAATCAACTAAGCAGATGAATAGATATACTACACCTGCCCAGTCTCTCCAATGCCTATTAATAACTTTATTAATTTTCAAAAGCTGCGCCTTCAAAATCATTATTGGGATGAGGCCCTCTTGCCCTGCCATCCACTTGAATTTGTAACTGAGATATTTTAATTCTCATGTCAGTTATTAAATCTTCTAGTTTTTCTAATTCTGATGTATGTTTGTCAACATCTGCGTTAACTTGAGGTAAATCAGAAAATTCAATTTTATGTATCTCTTTTTCTATATCTAGAACGGTTACAAATAACCACGTAATACTACCGATTAACGCCGCAGTAACTATAGGCAAAGCGGCTTTGAAAAGTTGATGTTCAGCAACCGATTGCATTGTTTGTACGGGCATTAATCTTTCCCCACTGAATCTATTGCTTTATCTAACTTGCTAAAAAATTTCCTTTCTAAAAAAGGTAGTAATCTTATTCCAGTATAACCGATAAAAAACGCGATTGCAAGTGCTGTCATAGGACCAAATTCAAACCATTCCATAAGTGCCGGAATAAAAAATTCGGCGGCGATCCAACCCACTATAGCTGCGATGGCGAGATTTTTAAGCTCCCAAAGCCAACCCATCCATTTATGTACTAATCCATTAGTCAATCCTCCAAGTGTGGAAGCGAAAACGCAACACCATTTGGCTCCGAAAATTGCTAACATTGTTTCCATTTATTCTTCTCCCTTTTTATTATTTTGCTTTAAAAGTTTTTGAAGATCTGCAGTACTCCCAACAAATAATGCATTTGTTACATTTTGTGGAGACTTTATAAGATCATCTTTCACCGTTTGCATGGTTTTATGCAAACCAATAAGTTCTTTGTTTGCATTGGTTAATTTGTCTATTAATTGACCAACTACTTCATATGCTCTGGGGTGCTCCGTTTCCTTAGCAATTTCAAGTAGTCCATCCATGGCGTCAGAACCTCTCTCTATAATATTATAAAGATTTTCTCGTGAGTATTGAAAATCAGTATCCGAGTCATCTTTTTCAGCTCTTGGAGGCACAACTTTTTCTGTAGGTAAATTTTCTACAGTTGGTGCAATTTCAAAAACCTCATTTAATTTATCATCAACATCTTTTGTTGATAATGGCTTATCAATTGGATCATATTCTTGCATCACTTAACTCTCATAAATTTTTATTACCAAGCGATTGTACATCTAAGCTCGGTGAACTATCTAATCCTGTAGCTGGATCAAATTCTACTCCTTCTGCAAAAAAGTCTCTTGTTTCTGTTGGCTCAATACTTTCAGAAGTTTCATCAACATTTCCTACTGTTGTTGTTATTCGAGATTTAACCAACGCTTTATTTCTATCTGTTCTTACTGCTTCTGTCATAAATTTTGA